GCAAAAATCTTCTACGAAGGAGCACCTGCCATACAAGGAGGATCGTGGCTCGCGGTACAAAGCTTCATAAACACAATGCACGACCCGCGGATCATGGACCACGCGTTACAGGAAAGACGCCGTATGTGTATATAGGAGCTGAGAAAAAAAATAAAGTTTTTTGTCCACGGGGCCGTAACCGGTGTAACGGTGTAACTTTGGTTAATTAGCCCAGTGTATATAAGGGTTTCAGAGGTGACACAAGTGAAAAACAAATTTGTAACGTAACCAGTGTTTATGTAACCTTAAATGGCAAAAGTGCCTTATGGGGGTCTGGAAGTTTTTTTTTAAAAAAAATATTCTGGAGTTCTATATACAGATAAGCGGTTTAGTATTAAACTATCTTTTTATAACTGGATAACAAAAATGGCTGCCAAGATCACCTCAAAAACCATCCCCGCTGTTGTCAAGAAGCAGCGTGGACGGCCCCGCGCTACAGCCGCGCAGCAACTAACTCGTAAACAAGAACTATTCGTAAAAGAGCTAGTTTCAAAAGACGGTCAGATAACTATGCGAGAAGCAGCCGTTAATGCCGGCTACCCTGTCAGCTCCGCCCATACACGAGCTTACGAACTCACCAATCAACATATAAGTCCACACGTTGTTAATGCTATCAGGGCTTATCGCCAAGAGCTGGACGAAAAGTTTGGCGTAACATACCAGCGACACTTGCGTGATTTGCAAACTATCCGAGACTTGGCCCTAAATAATGGGGCTTATTCCGCAGCCGTTCAAGCTGAGTACCGACGTGGTCAAGCACAGGGCGATATCTACGTTAGTAAAAGCGAAATCAGAACGGGTAGTATTGATTCTATGAGCAAAGATGAGGTCATGCTGGCCTTACAGGAGATTAAACACAATTATGCCCCGATTACTATCGACATTACTCCCAAAGGAGAACGCAATACCCAGAACCGCGACAAAGCGAGAAGCCGACTTATGGAAGCTGATGAAGGCGGGGATGTCGCAGAATTCGAGGACGTGGAAGGCAACGCGGATTGAAACGTGGGCTATGCCCGGTATTCCGGACGTTTTGGTTTGTGATGACGCCGGACACTTTCATTTTGTCGAGCTAAAGGTTACCACCGCCAAAGTTGTTGATCTTCGACCCCACCAAGTTGCATGGTTAACCAATCATAGTATTGCAAGCGTTTGGGTCTTGGTGCGCAAAGCGGCTACTAAAACCCAGCCGCAAAAGATTTACTTGTATCATGGGAGGGAAGCGATGGACTTAAAAATGTCCGGTTTAAAGGTGGAACCTCTTTATTATTGTGAAGGGAATTTTGACTGGGACACTATTATGGGGTTGATCTCTCCTATATAATCGCATACCATTGTGTGGTCTTAACTTAACTACGACATGAGGTCATAAAATGAAAACAGTATTGCACGTTAACCAGCACCATATAAAAGCCAACGCTAAAGGTGCGGACCTTCCGGTGTTGACAGTAAAAGATTATACGCAGAACCGAAAATGTAATGAGGCGTGGATTAAAGACGCTGAAGGGGTCGTCATTGCCAAGCTTGTGTACCGTCCAAACAAACCGCTTTCTTGTGGGGCTAAAGTTTGGCTGGAAACAGAGCTAACCGTAGAAACAATAGGAGTTTAGAGATGTTTTTTCTTTTTAAGTGGTTTGCGAAATTAAAATATGGTTCCGAAGCTTTAGAAGATTTTGAAGAGAAGCAGCGGCGAACCAAACCCCAACGGCGACCAAAACAACTGATAAGACGACGTAAGAAATAAAACACTAGCCCGCCCTTGAGCGGGTTTTTTATTGCCCTGCAATAAAGATTATTTAAAAAAGTAAAATATTAGCTTGCAAGGTATGCAACTTTCTGCGATATTATAGAGGTGGCGCAATTAAGTGCCCCATCTACGGAGTCATAGGTTATGTCTACATATCAAACGAACGCTTTAGCCCATGGTATCGGAAACTCGGCTGTTTCCTCGAATTGGTTCAGTCGGCCTGACGATCAAAAGTTTTTAACCCTCGACGATATGCTCGCCTATAAGAAGATAGACGCGCAGCGAATGACCTCTCGCACTGTTGACACTCATAAGATAAAAATCATAGGCGAGTTTGACGAAGTCAACCCCAGCCGTGGTGATATCCGTGTCGAGTACGTCGACGATAATTACCGCGAGCACAACAACACCCCCACCAATTGGTCGTTTGGCCAACTGTCCCAGCTTGCCGGGGCACCTTCTGGTTACTTGCGAGACCTTCCGGCACCTATCGCGGCGGACTGTTTGCAGTGGGGTTTGAAATATAACCGGGGCAAGGAGCTAATCAAAGTCTACGGTAACCAAACCGACGGCGGCGAGTTAAGAGCTGCAACCGGTCCTGACTATGGCCGTATTTATGATTGGGAGATCCTCGAGCCTGTCAAGCAATTGGTGGATGCAAGCGGCGGACGTTGGAAAGTTCCCGGTATGATGACAGGAAGCCGTGACGGCATGGCCGTCTATGATCCCGAAATCCCCGTGACGAATGACACCACCACGTTGTTTGCAAGTGACCGGGACGTGTTCGTCTTTTTAGTGGATGACCGCAACCCCATCGAAGTTGGAAAGCTTGCCAACGGCGAGCCGGATCTAATGTTTCGCGGCTTCTATGCTTGGAATTCCGAAACGGGTAGTAAGACGGCGGGTATAGCCGCAATGTACCTGCGCGGTGTTTGTATGAATCGAAACCTTTGGGGGGTCGAAAATTTTAGCGAAATTAAAATACGGCATACTAAATTCGCGCCGGATCGTTTCGCGCAGGAAGCCAGACCGGCACTACAATCGTTCGCCAACGGTTCGACCTCTACTTTTGTCGAGGGTGTACTTGCTGCCAAAGCTGCCAAGATTGCAAAGGATGATGCAGGCCGTTTTGACTTTTTAGTTAACCGAGCTGGATTGTCTGGACGCATGGCGAAAGCTGCCAACGCTCGCCACCTTGCAGAAGAGGGCCGCCCGGTCGAAACTGTTTGGGATGCTGCGCAGGCAATCACTGCAGTTGCCCGGGATATACCGCACCAAGATGCGCGTATAGATATGGAACGCAAAGCCGGTGCGCTATTGGATAAGGTGACAGCGTGATTATTTTAAGCACTAAGCAGCGCAAAGCCTTACACCGCAAGTGGGTCCAAAACAATCAGGGGCTGACTTATCAGGCATTCCGCCGCACTGTTTTGCCCGGGTGTGATTGCGTTATGGTGCGCTGGTCTGGTATGTGGCTAGGTATTGAGCTGGACGGATATACCCACAGTTAAAGCGTAGCCGTAACCGTTGTAAAATTAGCCCGCTTGACTGCGGGCTTTTTATTGGCTAATGTATACGCTCTATCGCATACATTAATTAAAGAGGTCAATCATTATGTTAAAAACTGTTGAATATAGCCGCGCTACAAAAACTCGAGGAATCGCTGTTACCTATAGAGCGGGGGAGCGTGAAATTTACGGAACGTGTCCGGCATCTTGCGAAATGAATTGCAGCGGCAAAGGCTCGCAACAAATAGACCAGAACTATTTTGAGGCTTTACTAGGTGCAGTTCCGCGTGGTGGCGTCTCTTTTACCTACACCCATTTTGCGTGGCACCGGTGGGCGGACCGATCCGACAAAGATAGCACCGGCCAGACTGTCGTTAACTTTTCAGCCCGTAATTTAGTAGGCGCGGCGGCGGCGTCCCGGGTAGTGCCTGCCGTGGTGGTGCTATCCCCGGACCAGTGGCAAAACGGAAAGCATACAATCGCCCCGTTATTTGGCGGCACCAATGGCCGCGGCGACTTTATCCAGACCGACGCCGTGCGGGTGGTCCGGTGCCCTGCCGAATATATAGATAATTTTTCCTGCGGTGACTGCGGCGACGGGATACCTTTATGTGCACGGGCTGACCGTGATTATATAATAGGATTTACTGCGCACGGTTCCGGTAAGAAAAAAGCGGCGGACCCTGACACCGTCGGCGGATGTTATGCCGACAGCGGGCGCGTTCGATTACATTGGGACGCCACCACCAACAGTGACCAGCCCGACGAAACCGACGGCGAGAAGCTGCAACGGTTCGCCAAAGGATTAAAAGCGGGCTCAATCCTGCGTCACCACGTAGCGGGCGACATCGGATAAACTTTACTTTTTAAACATTCATTAATACTTTTTAGCCCGATGGACTGCGGGCTTTTTATTGCCCTCGTTTAAGGTAGTTAAACAAGCCGGGCCCTGCGCCGCGTGCGGTGTCTCGAGCGTACCGCGTGCGGTGGCAGGCTGGTGGTCCGGTGGTCCGGTGGCTGGTGGTCCGGTGGTCCGGTGGCTGGTGGTCCGGTGGTCCGGTGGTTGACAATAACTATTATTAACTGGTAAAGTGTTTTTTCTTACAATAATTAAGGCCCGACACGATGACACGTTCAGACTACCAACAAGAAATAACAGAGCTGGCTACTGATATCTTAAATAATTCTAATTGTGATTATGATTATTATTATGACGCCGTACACGAGACCGTAGACGGTCATGAGTGGATCATTTATTATGCACACAATACAGAGGTGATACAGCATACATACAACGACCGTGCTTATGAGGACGTGTACAGTTCGGAGGAGCTAGGCGAACTGGTAAAGGATAAGGGTGTATTAGGACTTAATACTATGATCGCCTACTTTGCCATGGCACAAGACCTTCTGGAGGAAATCAACAGCCTTACAAACGCGCGAACCATGCACCTATGAAGTAGTCAGGCACTACCCTAGGCTCTCGGCCCGCCCTCGCGGGCCTTTTTTTGTCTACTATTTAAGGCGTACCGGGTCCGGCGGCTGGTGGAAGTTAAACCGTGGACCGT